CGGCGAAAAGTCTCTTCGAGTGTTTCTGTTGCAGGTCGTAATGAACTGCATTTGGCTTTCCGTGAAGTGCGTCGCTTCCTCCAGCCCGATTACGTCGTATTCCTGCCCTTGGTATTGATAGACGTCCTTCTCCCGCGCGCAGTATCCGAGTTTTATGCGGCTGCCCGTCGGGAATGTAAAAACGTGCTTCTGCGAGTTGTATTTCGCAACTCCGGCGAGTTCCGCGAGCAACTTGTTTGCGTGGTTCTCTTCCAGTTCCGGAAGCGTCCGGCGCATCAGCAGAATGTTTAGCCCGGTGTAATTTACGGCGAGCAGTTTATCGAGTATTCTCATGCCCTCGCTTTTTCCGCCGCCGCGCGCGCCGCCATATGCGGTGTGCCGTGCCCTCGATCGCAAAAACAAATCTTGCTTTGCGGTTGGCCGTTTGATTACTAGGTTCATTTTCCATACTCCTCTGGCACTTCATCCGCATATACGACGTTGATCGTTCCGTCTGGCTGCTTGTCTTCTTCGCGCACGTCTTTCCACAAGTGCGGTTTTCTGTTGTTGAGCCAGTATTTCTGTGCCTTGAAGTCCCCGGCCAGTGCGTTCTTGAGAAGAGCGTTCTCGACCTTGATATCGACGACTTCTTTCCCGTCCTCGAGAACCGTCTTGATATCTTCGTATCGCTTCTTCCACTCGCTCAACGTGGAGCGTGATATCTTCATCAGCTTCGCGAGCTCTTCGTCGGTGGCACCGTCTCTCGCCCAGGCGCCGATCATGAGCAAGCCATTCGGTGTTAGCCACTGATCAGCTTTACATCTCGGCTTCTCCTCCTTTTTCGGTGCCTGTTTGCGTGCCATGATGACCTCCAACAAAAAAGAGCCCCCGTTTCGGAGCTCTTTATGCTTATATGTTAGCTGATAAAAACGTTACTTTTCGGTACTCTTTTGCTCAACCTTGATTTTTTTATAAATCTGGTCGATTGCCTTGCGTTCCCGCTTGGTTGCGCCCTCTACGCTGATGCAGAGCTTTGCGGCTACCATCACCCACCCCCAGCCGTATTTGTAGCGCATCGTCAGCAGGCGCCGGTCTTCCGGGGATACCATGCACATGATTTCATCAATCATCCGTTTCAGGGCTATTTCCTGCTCGACGTCGCGCTGGCCGTCTTTGACGCACTGTTCATAGTCCTTTTCCAGCTTCTCGAGATCTTCCACGGATTGCGCCGTCGGGTCGGATGTTTTGCCGCCCGATACTTTGATCTCGGACCGTGCGCGCAGTTCGGATGCCTCCGAGGCGCGCTGCTGGAAATAGCCGATCTCCTCGTTCGTCCGCTTGCAGAACTCCGCTACGTGCCCCCAGCGCGACAGCAGCAGGCGTGTCTCTTTGCGCGCGTGGGTGTCGTTATACTTCTTCGCCAGTGCTGTCCGTTTCAAACGATGCCTCCTTTCGACCGCTGTGTTCTGCGTATTTTTGAATATCCGCTATCATCTCAGGCGTTGATAGCGTTCGTTTCGTGGACACATCAGCCTCTTTCTGGATTATCATCCATCTCAGCTTCTCAATTTCAGCTTTCGGCCATGGCAGAAGCTGAAACCCCTCCGGCTTTAGCTTTTCCCTGATTTGATCCCACTCTTTCTGACGTTCGTCTTCGGCTGGAATGATCAGCAGCTTCATGGCCGGCATATAAAGGCATTCGAACTCGAACATAGGTCACTCCACGATCCCGCCGCACGGCTTCACGAACCTGTCCATCGCCATCTGTGCGATCCGCTCGAGCGCCATCTTCGGCGTGTGTCCGTCCCACTCCGGCGCGTTCGGTAGCTCCTGCACCTGAATCATGTTCCAGTAGTGTTCCACGTTCATGTGGTAGTTTACCTGACCGTACGGGGTGAAGATGCCGCAGACGAACATGTCGTCGTACATCGTTCCGTCGTGGTGCTTCATGGACTTCCACGCCATTTCCGGATGGTCTGCGCAGATCAGCGCGAAGAGCGTGCAGCGGTGGTCGTACAGCTCGTTGAAGGTGTGGTAGCCGTCGGAGATCTCGCCGGGCGTGTTGCGCCGCGTCAGCTCGTTGCGGACGGCACTCAGGACGAATTCCTTCTCGTAGAGCATGATGTCTGTAATGCCGTGTTCCTTTGCCACGTCTGTGACGGTCCGGATGGTCATCTCGTCGATCTTCTCGACGCAGAGCGACATCACCTTCATGGTCGCTGAAATGGTTGAATCTTCCCGCTTCACCACCGGCGGCAGGGCGATTTGGTGCATCGGCGGGAATGTGACGCTTGCATAGGCTTTGTCATTCATGCGGATATCCTCCTGTTTCCGCTTGGTCTTTCTTCGTGCCTTCTTCCGATTCGAAAACCACAATCGCTGAATAGTTGTGGCTAACCATTGGATTGTCGCGTTGGTAGTCAAACACAACCGATTGCGCGTGTGAGATGTGCGCTATACGTTCTTCCGGTTTCCTGTCTTTTTCGATTTGATCGGTTATCTCTTTGACGTCGTAATGGTAAAACGCTGCGATTCTCTGGCTCATTCTTCGTCCTCCTCCTCGAGCACTTCCCCGGTCTCCTGATTGACGAAGATACGCTCCTTTGCGTCGGCTTCCGTGTGTCGACGCGCGGTTTCGATGCCGTCATGCAGGATTTTGGCGAAGTTCAACAGCCGGTTGTCTCTCGTGCTCGGCGCCGGTGCGGTGATCACCCCGGCCAGCAGCATTCCGAGCTTTGCGACGATGTATACCTGCCCAGTCTTGGTTCTGCGCTCGAAGAACATCAGCTGGTCGAGCTTGCTCATCATCGGCGCGAGGTAAGCGCGGTTGACGAAGCGGATTCCCTTCGAGGTGTCGAAGATCAGGTATGCGTGGCTCTCCGCGACGATCTGGTAGTGAGAGGGCTCGATCGGCCGCTCCGATGCGTCCGTTTCCTCCAGGCAAAGCGGGCACTCGTCGGCGACGATCCGATGCACGGAGTAGTCCGTCTTCTTCTTGTCGTCGACGTCGAAGATCACGAAGATGGTCTTTTCGTCGATCTCCGGCAAGTTGTACAGCGGATACATCGCCTCCGGCGTTCCGATCCACTGCGTGAGCTCTTCTTCGTCCCCGCCCTTGTCCACGATCATGATGCTCATGCGATCCTTGCAGAGTTTCGCTACTTTGCTCAGTTTCATGCGTTCAGCTCCATTTCCGCCCGCAGGCTGTCCTTGATGTAGTACTTCAGGCCGCGCCATTTGCAGATTTGTTCTGCGCGGCGGCCGAAGGTTCCCCAGTTATTGTCGGATTTGTGATAGTTCAGTTTGCCGATCTTCACGTCAACGTTGGTCGGAATGTTCTGCAACTGCACGAGAACGTCTTCGGTGTTCAAGACCGGTTCAAACGAAACCCATGTCTTAATCCCCCGTTTGCGTGCATTCATCAGCGAAATAATCCGATCATTCGGACTCGCGGCGTTAGGCTCCTCTTTTGCGATACTTTTCCAATTCTCGTTATATCCGGCGTACGTGATCCCGAACCGGTCGTTCTCGTCCAGCAAATCAAAATCACGCTCTGCCGCGCGCCCGCCCTTCGTGAGGATCTGCACATGGTTCCCCGCGGCCTTGAGCAGTTTGATGATCTCCCGCGTTTCCGTGGTGTCTATGCCCATCGGGTACGGGTCGCAGGTGAAGCAGAGGTGGATCAGCTTGCCCGTGATGTGCTCTTTGTCGAGCTGCTTGCGGACTTCTTCGACGATGCCCGGACGCGGCTGGACGTTGGCGTGGAATTCTTCGCGCTTCTTGAAAACGACTTTCGGCGCGAAGCAGTAGAAGCACTCATGCGGGCAGCCGGTGTAGATGTTCAGCGCGAGATCGCCGTACTCTTTCGCGCGCCCGGCGGGTTCATAGATCGGTGGTTTCATATGGCACCTCCGCGTTCCACGGCTTCGGCCGTTCTTTCCATGCGATGATCTTGTAGTCCATGCCGTCCGCCCCCTCAAACTGCTCCCATAGTCCATCTCCGCGATATCGCAGAACGTCCGTCGCGAGGATCTTTTTTCCGAATAACTCAATTTCCGCGGTGATGTCGTACGGTTTCTTCGTGTCGGTGGGAAGTGCCTCGGAACACAGAATCCACGCTGCATCCGCTTGAGACGCCAACTGCCCGCGCAGCAGATGAATCGCATGAACATCTACGACCTCTTTCCCGTTTTCATCGAAGCACGCATCTTCATACGCGCCTAGCCGATGCAAAACCCTCCTTACGTCATCCGTAGTCATCTCAGCAGCACATGTCTCCGAATAAGTTCCCTGAGTAAAGTAAACATGGTCTCCGAGGACCAAAGTCAAACGCGTCTCGCTCATAGCTATTCTCCCTCCATCCTTTGCGTTGGTTCACGAAATTGATCGACCTTTTTCGTGGCGTCAGGAATATGGTCGCCGCGCTGCGTGTCGCCGTCCTTGCGTCCGAGAGCGCAGAACCCATCACCGTCCATAACTGAAAGCGACTTCAACAGGCAAACTTCAAGAAATACGCAATCCTTGCACCGCACGACCTCAACAACGTCGGCGGCGGGAATGGCGTTGAGGTGGTGAGCCTGCACGATGCTGATCTCTCGTCCCGTGTTTGTGGTGAAAATCTCCTCGTTTTTCAGCGCATCCTCCCGCTTGATGTACTCACTCATGGCTGTTCCTCCTCATCTCCCTCGGAATAAGCGAGGCACTTTTGGCATCGTTGGCACGGCTCATCGTTTGTTTCCGACTTTTGATACCCGCTGCACCAACCGATCCCGCGTTCAGGTTCTCCAAGGCCGTCCTTAATTTTGTCTTCGGCGTATTTGCATTCGAATGGGTTCTTTCCCGCGTTAATAATTTCTTCCTCCGTTTCGAGGATGTATTTTTTGTGCCAGAGGTACTTGATGACCGCAAGCATGGCATCCTTTGTGATGCTCATGTGCGTTGGCATATTCATTGTCTCGTGGATGGCGATGGCTTTTTCTTCGTCCGTGTATTTTTCGCTGTCGATCTGCAAAAAGATCGCGCAGGCTTTACCGATTGTCATTTCAATCATATTCATTCCCCCTTCTCCGCAAGCGCGGCGGCTGCTAATTGTTCTGCCATCGCGACGGCGATTCCGTGAAAGGTCTTGCTTCGATTTTTGGCATCGTCACCACGCTTCGCATAACCATATTTTGTGCGGTCTTTGCGCCCAGTTCCCGCTGGAACGTATGATCCAATTGCTTTTTTATCCGGCGTTGTTGGGATGAGCAGATCCACTTCGCCGACCGTCCATATTCTCGTTTTTTTAGTGTATGGGTGTTCTCCGTATGGATCGAATTGATACGGCTGGATGTCCTGAGTGTGTTTCGGCAAGTCGTATACCGTGCTTGGCATGGGATTTTCGATCACAATTCTGGAGCAGTCGGCGTTGTAGAACCTCATAAAAAACGCCTTTGCTTCAAGTCCCTTTTCGTACCGCTCTTGGTTGATCTGCCCCTTTCGCGAATATAATCTGCATGCACCCGCGTTACTCAGGTACGTACATGGAGGAAACGCAAACAACATATCCCATCGCCCTGCGATAGTGTGCCGCACCCCGTCCATCGTCGCAAATTCGCAATGACCGTTTATCAGCGGCAAAACGTCCTGCTGGATGTGCCATTCAGGGTGACCGCCCGAACACGGCTCGATGTCGCAAGAAAACGATTTGTGACCTAAACGCCGCAGCTCGATGGTGAGCGCTTGGCTCTCTTCGCATGCTACAAGTATCAGCATCTATTCCGCTCCCTTCTCCCGCGCGCAGCGGGTTAAAATGCGTCCGGTATGGTGAACGTCGCGGTGCCGAATGCCATGTCGTTGAATTCCTTTCCCGTCACCGGCGAGAATGTGTGTACCGCGATCTCGCGCGTCGCAGGGTTGAATTCCAGTGTGCGCAGCTGCCCGCAATTCTCGCTCCAGCTCTGGTAGTTGTACATCATGGCCGTCACCGTGCGGTCTGGCGTTCCGTCTCCGTTGTCGTCGAGCTGTTCCTGCCGGAAGGCGTTTCCGCCCTTTGAGACGTGACCGGACAGCACGAGGCGCACGTTCGGGTTCGGCTTCACGATGGTTTCGAAGATCTGTTCGCCGACGGGCATGTATTCGTCCGCGTTGCGCAGGTAGCTGTGAAAGATCAGGATCGCGATGTGGTCGCTGTGCTCCGTGAGCACCCGATTCAGCCAGTCGGTGCATTCGTCAGTCGCTCCGTAGCCGATGCCCGCGATGATGAACTTCTCCCCGCCGTGCTCGAACGTGGCATAGACCGCCTTGCCGCCCGCGAACTTGTGATCCTCCGGGATGGCCTGCACCTCCGGCAGTGCGAGGTATGCGTCCCATTCCTGACGCTTCACGCCCAGCTCATGATTCCCCGCGACGGCGATGTATGGAATCTGCCCGGCAAACTTGTCGTAGAGCTTGTAATAGTTGCGCCAGTCTCTTGCGTGGAATCCGTCGTCCACGGCGTCGCCCGTCTGGACGATGTACTGGACTCCCTCAGGGTTATCCATGATCCAGTTGCCCATCTTCTCAAACGCGCCGGGATAGTCGTAGTAGGCGATGGCCTGCGTGTCCGAGATCCACACGATGGTGAAGGTGTCGTCGTCTGCCAGTGTCGGTACCGCCGTGAGCAGCATCAGAACGATCAGCAGCATGGTCAGCTTCTTGATGGTCTTATTCATTGGGTTTCTCCCCCGCTTGCGCGTCCGTTGGCTCCCATTCCGTCTCAAGCATCGCCTTCCGCACGTCTTCACGCAGGTTACCGAGCGCATGCTGGTATTCTTCGTTGTCTCTCAGGTACGGGTTGTCCTGCAAAGACGCTTTGATGAACCGATAATCAGACGGGTTTTCGTGCTGTTTGTATCTTCGGTCGATGAAAAGACGCTTGATCCACTGATGCCCAACCCCGCCGGGACGTGCCGTATAGAGTATGCGAGGCGTCCAGTCCTTGCGCGTCGTCCTATTCATCGTCGTGATGAAGTCGTGCTCCTTCTCGGTTATGTCCTGCGCGTCGTAAATTGCGATGACATCGAACTCCTTCCCCGCATATCGGTAGAAGTCTTTCAGGTCTCGACCCGGTGTGAAGCAGATTTCGCTCCGATTCTTGAAAACAACGCCTCGGTGCCAGTCGTTCATTTCACGTGCAATCCCGCTTTGTATCAGCGGATCACCGATGTTCTCGTAGATTCTGCGCACGTCCTTCGTGAATACGGCGATCCTGATGCCGGGTTTCTCCAGCGCGATCTCCGTCAAACTTCTTAAAAGAGCAAACCCGATTCCCATTCCTCTGCCGCCGGCAAACATCGTGAAGCGCTCCTTCGATTCGACGAACGTTCTTTGGGCGGGTGTGAGCTCCATATTCAAAAACTTTGTAATGGCATCCTGATTCATGTGTTACCCTTTCTGCGCTGCGCGCTCTCTTTGCTTCACCAGCTTGCGATGATCTTTCATGGCGATCTTCTGTAGCATCTTGTGCG